CTCGACATCGGCAGGAAGATGACCGGGCTGAACTAACCCGAAAGGAGCCGTGATGATCGGTTTCACAACTAGCGGCTCCTTCGACGGCCTCATATCTTCACTCAAGAAGATGTCCAAGTCGAACATCCTGTCCATCATGGACTCCTGCGGTCAGCTCGGCGTCGAGGCTCTTCAGTCAGCCACCCCCGTCGACACTGGGCTGGCCGCAGGTTCGTGGGGGTATGACGTCCAGGCCAAGGGCGGTTCATATTCCATCAGTTGGACCAACACCGACATCGAGAGCGACTTCCCCGTCGCGATCATGCTCCAGTACGGCTACGGAACCGGAACCGGAGGCTACGTGCAGGGCCGGGACTACATCAACCCCGCGATGAAGCCCATATTTGACGAGATCGCAGACAAGGTATGGAGGGCGGTGACTTCCGCATGAGCAGTATCGACCAGCGCGTCGTTCATATGACGTTCGACAACAAGCAGTTCGAGGCGGGCATCGCCTCCACCCTCTCGGACCTGGAGAAGCTCAACCGGAGTCTCCAGATGCAGGGGGCGACCAAGGGTCTGAAGGACGTCGACGCGGCTGCGAAGGGCGTCAAGCTCGACGGCATGGGTGCCCAAGCGGACTCCGTCGCCAGCAAGTTCAAGAACTTGTCGGTGATCGGGGTAACGGCTCTGGCTACCATCACGAGCAAAGCGGTCGAGGCTGGCGGTAGGTTCGCCAAGGCTCTCACGCTGGACCCGATCATCGCCGGCTTCCACAACTACGAGACTCAGATCAACGCGGTCGGGACCATCCTGGCCAACACTGGTCTCGAAGGTGCTTCTGGTCTGAAGAAGGTCAACACCGCCCTGGACGAGCTGAACACGTACGCCAACAAGACGGTGTACAACTTCAGCGAGATGGCCAAGAACATCGGTACCTTCACCGCGGCTGGTGTCGGTCTGAAGGACTCGGTCAGCTCCATCAAGGGTATCGCCAACCTCGCTGCTATATCCGGCTCGACCTCCGAGCAGGCTTCGACCGCGATGTATCAGCTCTCCCAGGCCATCGCCACAGGTACGGTCCACCTGATGGACTGGAACTCGGTGGTCAACGCCGGCATGGGTGGCAAGGTCTTCCAGAACGCACTGGTCAACACGGCTCGTGCCAACGGTGTCGCGATCGACAGCATCATCAAGAAGGCCGGCAGCTTCCGCGAGTCCCTGCAGAAGGGCTGGCTCACTTCCAAAATCCTGACCGAGACCCTGTCTCAGTTCACGGGTGACCTTACCGAGAAGCAGATCCGGGCCATGGGCTTCACCAAGAAGCAGGCCCAAGAGGTTCTGAAGCTGGGTAAGACCGGTGTTGACGCCGCCACCAAGATCAAGACGGCGACCCAGTTGGCCGATGCGCTCAAGGAGGAAGTGGCCACTGCGTGGGGCACGATCTTCAAGACCATCTTCGGCAACATCAACCAGGCCACCACGCTGTTTACCGGCATCCACAACGTGGCCGAACACGCTCTCACCGCTCCTGTCTATGCTCTGAACAACCTGATCAAGGGTTGGGACAAGCTCGGTGGGCGTAAGGTCCTGATCGAAGGCATCAAGGATGCCATGCAGGCGCTTGGCGCGGTCCTCCACGCCATCGGAAGCGCCTTCAGAGAAGTCTTCCCGCCGACTACGGCCAAACAGCTGTACGACATGACGGTCTCGTTCAGGGACTTCATGGAACGGCTCAAAATGGGAGGACAAACTGCCAACGAACTGAAGCGAACCTTCGCTGGTGTCTTCGCCGTTCTCAAGATCGGCTGGGACATCATCAAGGCAGTGGGCTCCGCGATCTTCGGGCTCTTCGGCGTGGTCACCAATGGGTCGGGTGGGTTCCTCCACTTGACGGCAACCATTGGCGACTTCCTCGTCAAGGTCCAGCAGACCATCGAGAAGTCCCATATTCTCACCACCGCGTTCAGTTCACTGGGTGGAATCCTCGCGATCCCGATCCAGCTCTTCCAACTGCTGGCCGCAGCCCTCGAATCCGCCTTCGGGAAGTTCGACGGCGACAAGGCGACCAAGGGTCTGAAGCAGGTTTCGGACCAGATCGCTTCGGTGAGCAAGTTTGGTGGCGTCGCCGTCAGCATCTTCAACGGCATCGCCTCTGCGCTCAAGACGGTCGGTAAGTACGCCGACGAGGCTTGGCAGAAGATCACCGGATTCTTCCACAACCTCGGTACGACGGGTTCGACCACGAGCAACAGTTTCGGGTCGGTCCTGGCCGCGGTCGACACTGGTCTCTTCGCCGGCATCGTCCTTCTGGTCAAGAAGCTCGTCGACTACTTCCGTAGCGGCGGGCGACACTCGCCCATCTCCAGCATCGTTGACGCGATCAAGGAGCCGTTCGAGGAACTGTCCAAGACACTGCAGGCCATGCAGAACACTCTCAAGGCGGCAACGCTTCTTGAGATCGCCGCGGCGATCCTGCTCCTGGCCATCGCGATGTCGAAGCTGTCCGAGATCAACGCGGACGGCCTCATGCGGTCCAGCATCGCCATCTCGGTGATGTTCGGTCAGCTCTTGGGCTCCATGGCCATCTTCCAGAAGTTCATCGGAACTGCAGGCTTCGCCAAGCTGCCGTTCATGATGCTCTCGATGATCGAGCTCGCCGCTGCAGTCAACATCCTGGCTACCGCGGTTACCAAGCTCGCAAAGCTGGACTGGAACGGCCTCGCCAAGGGCATGGTTGGTCTCGCTACCACGATGGCCATCCTCGCCGGCGGTCTGAAGCTCATCGGCACTCCGTCGAATCTGGTTCTCATCGGCTTCGGTCTGACCGAGGTCGCTGGTTCCATCGCGGGTCTCGTCGCGGCCGTCGTGGCCATGTCGAAGCTCAGTTGGGAAGGCCTCGCCAAGGGTCTGCTCGGTCTCGCGGCAACTCTCACCACACTCGGCCTCTTCGCGAAGTTCTCGGAGGGCGGTGGCGCTGGTGCGATCCGAACTGTGGGTCTCATCCTGTTGGCTACGGCCATCGAGATCCTCGTCGACGCCATCAGCAGGTTCCAGAGCATATCTTGGGAGACGATCGGTAAGGGACTCGCGGGCATCGCTGCCCTGCTTGGTTCCCTCGCTCTCTACACCAAGTTCTCGGACGCAAACAAGGCTGGTGTCCTCCAGGGCGTCGGCATCGTACTTCTCGCCACGGGGATCAGGATCCTCGTCGAATCGGTTCAGGCATTCAACGGCATCGGATGGGAGGGGATAGCCAAGGGTCTGGTTGGTGTTGGTGTTCTACTTGGCAGTTTGGTTCTGTTCACGAAGTTCTCGCAGGCCGACAAGGCCGGACCTCTTCAGGGTCTGGGCATCATCCTGCTTGCCTCCGGAATCAGGATCCTTGTAAGCGCAGTCCAGTCTTTCGCTGGAATGTCGTGGGAAGGAATTGCTAAGGGTCTGTTGACCCTGGCCGGCGCTCTCGCTGTGATCACTGGAGCGTTGTACCTCATCCCGCCGACGGCTCCTCTGCAAGCATCCGGCATCCTGATCACGGCCGTTGCTCTTCTTGCAGTGGCTGACGTCCTTCAGACCATGGGATCCATGAGCTGGGGGGCCATTGGTAAGTCGATGGTCGAGTTGCTCGGTGCGCTCACGCTCATCGCGGCGGCTTTGTACGTCATTCCTCCCACCGCACCACTCGCGGCGGCTGGAATCCTGATCACGGCTGTAGCCCTTGAGATGGTAGCTGACGTACTTGTCAAAATGGGAGGGATGTCTTGGGGAGCAATCGCCAAGTCCCTCGTTGAACTGGCTGGTTCGCTGCTGATCATCGCCGGCGCCATGGTGATTATGCCCGAGGCACTTCCCGGAGCAGCCGCGTTGGTGGTTGTTGCGGCGGCCTTGATGATGCTCACCCCCGCCTTGGTGGCGATGGGCAACATGTCGTGGGAATCCATCCTCAAGAGTCTCGTTGAGCTCGCCGGTGTCTTCGCAGTCATCGGTGTCGCCGGTCTTCTGATCGGTCCTGTCGTTCCGATCCTCATCGGGTTGGGCGGCGCGATCGCTCTGATCGGCGTCGGCGTTCTCGCTGCCGGTTTGGGACTCGCCCTGTTCGCAGCGGCGATCAACCAACTCGGCGGAACGGTCAAGCAGGCCGCGGGTCATGTGGCCAAGGCTGGACCGGCCATGATGCACGCCATCGAGACGATCATCGAGTCTATGGCCAAGGCGGTAATCCACAAGACGCCGCTGATTGTTGGGGCCATCCTCAACATGCTGGTCAAGATGCTCCAGCAGCTCAACAACTACGTGCCCAAGCTGATCAGTGAGGGCGGAAAGCTGATCGTGGCGATCCTCAACGGTATCGCGGCGAACATCGGGAAGATCGTGACAGCGGCTACAAATGTCGCTGTGAACTTCATCAACGGTGTCGCCAAGAACCTGCCGAGGATCATCCAGTCCGGCGTCAACTTGATTCTCAGCTTCATCAACGGGCTGACGAAGGCGATCAACCAGAACTCGGCGGCGCTTGGTAGGGCCGGCGGTAACCTGGCGGTCGCGATCATCAAGGGTATGGTCACCGGTCTCAAGGCCGGTATCGG